GAGTTAATGCCTTCGCCGCCTTCAGTGTTCAGGGCAAAGACTTCACGAGCCATCAGCTCAGGATAGAGAGTGTCATAGCTTTGAGCTTGGATGTATTCCAGCTGACGTTGGAAGAAGATACCAGCGTCATCGCCCACCAGAGCACCCTGATTAACCAGAGCTTCGATGGCATCGGACATTACGACATCTTCCACTTCGCCAGTAGGCATACGTGTGGCTTCGTCGAGAATTGCAACAGATACAGTTTTCATTTAAAGTTTCCTTGTAAAGAGTGTGGAGAGATGGGACTACTTAGAGTCCCGAGGTCTCAACGATTAAGCAACGATGTCGATGCGTGCACGGATAACTTCACCGACCTGACCAGACTGCTCAGCGGTAACGTTAGTAGTGGCAACACCAGTAGCTCCAGAGAACCCACCAGTAGCAGTAGCGAACAGGAGCTGTCCAGCTGTAACTGCGGTAGTCTCTACAGTAACGTAGATGTAACCTTGACGCAGGATAGTAGCTGATTCAGTTTGCTTGAACTCAGTAGTTCCATCGGAAGGCTTGTTCTTTGCTTCCAGTGCCAGTTCACGGCGAACGATACCGAATATGGCTCCACCATCAGTGTCCACGACAATGTGACGAGGGTTAGTTGCAACAGTACCACGCTTTACGGCAACGCCGATTGCGAGAGTAGCGTCTTCGACAATACCAGTTTGGCTAACGTTCGGGCCAGAGTCTACGAGGTCGCCAGCGTAACCACGAGCGGTGTAGATGTTAAAATCTTGAGTAGGCATTTTTCAATTCCTTGTAATAAAGTTAGTGTGCTATTTAAGAACGTGGATTACTTACCACGCGCAATAGAACGCGCTCGGGCATCCTGAACAATAGTGCTAGCCTTCGGTACTTCACGTAACGATTCAGCATTGTCTTTCAGGAGTCTACCCATTGGGGTCTCGCCTATCTCGGCATCCTCTGCGAGGACATCGAAACGAGCGCATACATAAGCCTCACTTCTCCCATCAAGGTCAAGGTTTGGCATTAGGTCGGCAACTACCATGTGCTTAATCTCTTGAACACTCTTTCCAGAGAACTCATCAAGATCAGTTAGGTCTTTAGCCACCATGATAGTTTGGACTCGCTCTTCAACAGAGTTGTCCAGTTCATCACGGAGTGTAGCTACTTCAGCAACCAGCGCATCACGCTCGTCAGTCAAGGTCGCTACAGCATCTTCCAATGTAACGGTCAATGCTTCGTCGCTAGTTTCAACGACAGGTTCTACAACTTCAGATACAGACTCAGCAGCAGGTTCGCTAACTTCGTCTTCAGCCGTAACTTCAACTGCTTCAGCTTCAACCACAGCTTCATCAGCAGGCTTTTCATCTTCAACAACATCAGTGTCATCCTCATCGGCAATAGCGCACATCGCACCTGCTCGGCCTTTGGCGACGATAGCAATGTGGTTGGCGCGAATGTTCCGCTGATAAATAACAGGCTCGCCGTCTTCACTGTCAACCATTTCCAGATCGCAAGTGTAGCCAGCAGAGAGTTCTTTGGTGCCATCTTCAATTAAGTCGATAGCATCTTGTCTAGCAATAACCAGAACACCGCTAAGGGTATCCTCGTCACGAGTGGGCATTCCTTCCAGAACACCAACCTGAAGCTCGGCTGAATTTTCAGCAGTAACTTTAAGTGCTAGGCCTTCGGGAGTCTTGGGATGTCCGATAGTAACAGGTGCAGAACGGAAAGAGGCGAGTGAGGCTTCGTCGAAGACATCAGCTTCATCACGCATAACAGTTACCACCTTGTCAGCAGCAACGCCCTGAAGACCGAGTTGGCCTGCGGAGTACTGTTGACCACCTGTACGTGCGAATGCACAGGGTACAATCATCTGACCTGCGTCAGTGATCTGGCGAGCGGAAGGTACTTCTATCCGATCAATTAGAGAAACGCTATTCAGCATAGTCATGCCTTAGCTCCTATTGTTGGTGTTACAGGGTTGGGGTCTTGTCCGACCTTAGCCTCGGGAGAGACCATGCCAGATACCTTGGCTTCATCCAGAGCAGACTCACGGGAGAGTATCCCAGCATCTGTTAGAGTAGCAAGTCGAGTAGCTTCTGTACTGAGCCTTTCCTGTTTCTGTGTTGCAGACTCAGGGAAGATACAGTTCCACTCGTAATCGAACTCAGGGATTCCATAGTGCTTGGATAACAGGAAGTCCATAACTTTGAGTCTAGGGACAAAGATATCTTTCTGTAGGCCTTGCAGGAATTCAATGTAGTTCACCAAGTCCGACTCGCCAGTGGCATTCATACCATCAGGGGATGCAGACAAGAACCTTGTAGCAGGTATACCAACCGAAGCTGCAACCATGCGAAGGTATTCCCAGATCAAGTCTTTGACACCTGAGAGCTGGATTTTCTTTTGATCGTACACTTCAGTACTATCGAGGATAGAGACACCGAAAACAGATTTGATTTGTTTCCAGCTAGCGAACCGGTCAAGCATCGCTGCTGTACCTGCACTGTTCTGAAGCATGTTCTGTAAGCCTTCCACTGTGATGATGTCGGTGTTAGCTTCCTGTACCATCTGGGCAGCAGCCGCAGAAGTAGCATGAAAGTTATCAGCCTGTTGCATCAGGGGAATCAGAACGCTGTCCGAATACCAAAGGTTACGCTGTCGCTCATAGATAGGAAGCTCAGTTCCCTCGAAGCGAATGATGCGGTCTTTGTGAATACGGGTGGGGCTGTTCACGAACTGGTAGTGCGTTGGCATTCCGAAAGTAGGCGACAGAGGTTCTTGGTCGATCACACCGATCACAGTAATACGTGTACGGTCAACGACATTGAATGAACGTATGCACCCGGGCTTGAGCTTCTTCCAGTTCACTGGCTTGTCTGTAGTGCGTCCATCATTGATGTCCATCAGTACAAAGCTAGTGCCGTAGAGTCTTGCCCACTGATATGCTTCACGGAATATGCGAGCCACGTTCCAGTCCTCGTCAGCCTCAACAGCTTCTGGGGTGGAACACTTGCGCCACTCTCGTGTCATATCTTGCGGAACTACCTTACAAACTTTCTGACTTATCCAGTCTTCACGGAAGCGAGCAGACAAGGTTACGTGGTCAACGTTGCGGTTACTATGTATCCACTGGTTTCCCATCGCTTTATCTTTGCCAGTCCCTAATCCGGTGGCTAAGTTTTGAAGGCCATCGGCAAGGGATACCTGCGGTGGAGCTGCGGTAATAACAGCTACATTGCTGGGTTTGGTATCAGCCATAAGGCCTCCTTGTATTTAACGTTGCGAGTTCCAACCAGTTGGCTTCTCAATATATGAGCCGTCAGCGGTTGATACCTCCAGAGTGACGCCACTGGAGTCGAGCAGCTTAACTTCAGCCAGCACGTTTCCTTCAGCGTCATTTATTGTGAATGATGCGTTCGCGTCTGAGCGACCATCCAAGCGAGTCTTGAGACCCATGAGTATTTCTCCTAAGCCCAATCTGCGTATGACATCTTCGCGTTTGCAAAGGAGACAGCGACAGCATCAGAAACGTTGTCACAGAAGTCATCAAAGCCAGTAGAGTTTCCTAAGTCTGAGTTGCCTAACAATTCACGGCGCAGTATTTGGTAGAGTGGGTGATTTTTCGGAAGGAGTATGCGTCCCTCCACGAAGTAGGTAATGGTGTTCATGAACCGACTGAACTTATCGTTGTTGGCTGTACCGTCACGAGGGACAGGCTTGACCAACACAGTACCATCTTTCAGGAACTGCTGGTTCAGGAATAGACCACTTGCCTTATCCTCAATATAAAAGCCACGGGGTTTATGGGTAGGCTTATAAATGTCAAAGACATTGTGCAGCTTCCAAAACTCCCTCATGGCAACAATAAGTTCAGGCACTTCCCACTTGTCACGCACGGCATCAAGGAGGAGTAGCTTGTGACACTTGGTGTAGCCCCACAGACAGGCCACCGAGTAATCGGAATAGGACTGAGTAGTAGAGGCTGTGTCTGCGGTCATAAAGGTATACGTTATCTGGTAGTCTTCAAGGCGAGTGTATGTACTCACATCGTCAGCGCCCAGAGCAGTGCTTCCCTTTCCAATTGGTTCTCCCATGTACTGGGAATAGAATGTGTACGGGTCTTTCTCGCGGAGACCTTTGAGGGTTTCCACAGTCTTGCGAATGTGCCAGAAGGAACTATCTCCCTCCTTGTCAAACGCATCGTCAGGCCTTTCAAGGTCGTAGATGATTGGACGGACATGGGTATATCCGTGATCTTCTATCATACGCCGATACCATTCTTTCGAGCCTGTCTCCTTACGGATGAGACCCGGGATGTTCAGCCAGTCATATACATCACTGGTGCCGCCAGTCATCAGGTAACCGCAGAGGTCATTCTGATCAAGGCGCTGCATGATAATACACAACGGGGTAGTCTCAGTAGCCAGTCGGCTAAGGAGTGTGTTACTAAATCGGTTGTTGATCTTGTTACGCTCGGTGGGAGAAGCAGCATCGTCTGGCTTGATAACATCATCAATGCACATCAGTCCTGCGAAATCGTCCACAAGCGCCCCGCAACCTTTACCAGTCATCTTTCCAGAAGTAGGGATAGCGTGTATTACCCCAGCGCTCATTGTACCGAGGCGCTCTACTGACTTCTTGTTGTTGTCGATGATGACATCAGGAAAAACTCGCTGGAAGTCAGGGTCGGACATGATAGTCCGTATGTAGCCTGAGCATTCTGCCAGTACGTCTGAGTTAAATCCGGTAAGGATTGTCTGGCCACATGGGTTGCGACACCATGCAAACAGAGGAAGGAAGATTGATACTATCAAGGTCTTCCCTGCCCGAGGCGGGATATTCATTATCATCCGATTCGACTCAAGGTCGATCAGCTTCTGAATAGCGTGAAACAAAACCACGTAATAATCTACGTGGAGCATCTTCTGTCCTGTCATGATCTTGAAACAGAACTTAGAAAATTCTTCGAAGTCACCCATGAGTAAATCCCTGAGTGCATCTATCTCGTGAGTGTCGAGACCTGTAATGTAACTCATGGGATACTCCTGAGTGTTAGCTGTCTAGGAATCCGGCCAGTAGTTCCTTGGCGTCTTCCTTGCTTGCAAGTACAAGAGCCATCTTGCCACCAAGGTTCTGTCCTTTACCCTCTGAGATGAGGCGGGAGATTTCCTTGGATAGCTCGATAGCCATCTTGGGGTCTTGCATGTGTTGGCGGGTTTCCACCAGCCCTGTGTCAGGGTCTGTGTATTCGTACTCACCACCAAAGGCTTGTTCTTGTAGCTCGGCCATCTTGAGGATACGCTCGGCTATGTGGAGACCTTTCTCTTGCATCTCCTCAGCCAGCAGCTCATGGTAGCGG